TTCGGCTCGTAATGCGCGCATTTCCCGCACTCCGGCTTGACGCTCATCTTTGCCCCTCCTCTGCTTTTTCGTCGGCTTCCCATTCTTCGATTTCGCTGTGCAGCGCCGCCCAGATCAGGCTCTTAACGCACAGCAGCAGGATCGCTGTCACGGCGTCGCCTGCGCAGCAGGCTATGGCGAACCACGCCCAGAACAGCGCGCTCTGCGCCTCGTATGCCACCACGGCGACCTTTGCGCTCACCTTCATTTCTGCTCCTCCTCTCCCGGGATCCTGTTCCACGCCTTCCGGGCGAGCACGGCGTAGTGCTCTCGGGTCTGTACTTCCGCCTGCTGCCCGTTGTAGCTGATCGTCCTCGGGGCGCCGTATCCCACGATCCCGCTCACGACGGGCCCGCGCGCGTGGCATCGCGGGCATCGCACGGAAAAGCGCTCCCAGTAGATGCAGTCGTTCTCGGCGACGTCCCAGATACGCCGGGTCGTCGTGCTCCTGACGCCCAGCTTCTCGGTGTTTCCGCAAAACCGGCACGGTCGCAGCTCGATTTCATAGGGTTCCTGCTTCATTCCTGCTCCTCCTCGTATATCGCAGCCAGAAAAAGCCGCAGTGTTTCTTCTGAATCTATCCCTTTGCTTGTGCTGAACTGCGCGGCTATCGCTCCGAGCTGCACCGCGTGCAGAAACTTCGCCAGATCCTCATCGTCCATAGCGCGGATAACGTCGCCGTTCGTCGGTGTTTGGTCGTCCAGCAGCTCCTGCAGGACCTCCCCGAGCCGCTCGTCGCAGTCCACGCTGCTGAAAACCTTGAAGCCCAGCTCGCGTAGTTTCCGCTGGACGTACTCCTGCCGCGGCCGTTCCTTCTCACCCGGTGCCTTCGTCTCTGCGAAATACACCCGGCCGCCCGGCATCAGAATGATGCGGTCGGGCACGCCGGTGTGCCCCGGCGAGACCCATTTCAGGCACCGCCCGCCTGCGCGCTCCACGGCCTTCCGCAGGCGGGTCTCGATCGTGCTTTCTCTCATCCTGCTTCCCTCCTTCTCACAAAGCCTCTTTGGTTCTTGTACGGGCCGTGTGTGCGCGGCCCCTCGGTGCGCTCCCACTCCGGCATCGCGTCGATCACGCTGTTGATCTCGCGCGCCTCCGCCTTGCGGACGTCCCGCAGCTGGCCGCCGAGAAGCTCGCACCAGATCTCCGCCGCGCAGATGGTCTTGCGCGGTACCAGCTCGATTTCGGCGCCCTGAATTGTGCCCGCCCAGAAGTCGCGGCGCCGGTCGAGCGTCCAGTTGGCCCAGTCGCTCGGGACCTCCCGGTTTACGAAGTCCTCGATGAGGCCCTCGCTGACGCCGGTCTCGCGGTGGAGCTCCTGTCGGCGTTGTGCCGCCAGCTCAAGATCGCCGGTCAGGAAGAGCGGCTCGGCCATTTGCCAGCGTACCTTCGCCTCGGCCCAGATCTGCGCGATCTGGTCGTCGGTCAGATCCCACGGCGCCGCCTTCCGGTTCCGCGGGTGGACGTCAACCGGCCAGAAGCGCCTGTTTCCCGTCGTGTCTTGGAGAAAATCCATCACGTTGCAGGTCCCGAAAAACACGCACCGCCTCGGGAGCTCGCTGATGTTCCTGCCGTATGCTGCCCGGTAGCGGTCGGCGCGCAGGCTCAGGAACTGCTTGATTCGGCTGACGTCCGTCCGCCTGAATGCGTCCAGCTCGGCGATCTCGACGATCCACACGCCCTGCAGCAGCTCGCTTGCTTCCTTGCCTTCAAACGTCCGGATGCTGTCGTTGAACCAGCCCCTGCTCAGCTTGTCGAGGAGCGTGCTCTTGCCGCAGCCCTGCGGCCCGCAAAGGATCAGCATGTTGTCGAACTTCCGGCCCGGTTCCATGGCTCTGGCGACCGCTGCGGTCAGGGCCTTGCGGGTGACCGCTCTCGTGTAGTCGCTGTCGTCTGCGCCGAGGTAGTCGATCAGCAGGGTGTCGAGCCGGGGCGTGCCGTCCCATTGCGTCCGGTTCAGGTAGTCCTGCACCTCGTTGAACGCGTGCGCCGTTGCGTGAATGTCCATGGCTGCGTCGATGTTGCCGCGGCCGGTTATGCCGTACACCTTCTCGAGGTACCAGTAGAGGCCGTTGCTGTCGGTGTCGCTCCACAGCCGCCGGTGGTCGTCCGCCGTCCACGGCAGCCTCCCTAAAACCTCCCCGCGGCCGGCAAACTTATTCAAGGCAAATTTGCCGCGGAGCTTCGGGTCGTTCTCGAGGATGATCCGGACGTTGTCGATCGTGCTCTTGATCTGCCCCGTTTTCGGGTGCTTGTCCAGCTTCAGAATGATGTCGGCGAGCTTCGTTTCTTCCTGCTCGCTCTCTGAGGCCTCTGGCGCGCTCTCTGCGGCGCCGTCGAGCCCCATGGCCTCCAGCTCCGCCATGGCTTCCTGCGCGCGCTCCTGCGCGATCAGGGCCGCCGTAGCGCCGTCTGCGCGTGCGAGCTCCGCCATTGCCTTGTAGCTGGGCAGCTGCGTGATCTGCGTCGTGCTGATGCCGTCGTCGCGGTCCCCGAATTTGTGCAGGCGGACCATGTCAAAGGCATTCACCAGCTTGCCGCCGCAGGGGTCGGTCGCGTGGTGGCTGTAAAGGAACCGGCCGCCGTCGTAGAGCACCGCGCCGCCCGTCGTGCTGCCGCCAGTGAAGGTGAAGCGCCCGGGGTCGTTTGGCACCTGCTCGTATGTGCCGGGGATGAACTTCGCCATTGCCGTGAGGATGTCGTAGGCCCGGTTGAACGCTCCGACGATTCCCGGCTTGGTCTCCGGGTCGCCCTGCTTGGCTGCGAGCTGCTTCTCCGGTGCGTAGCCGGGCACCTGCGGCCATTGCGTGTAATCGTGCCAGTCCGCGTACCCTGCGAGGATCGTGTCTGCGCTGATGAAGGGCTCATCCGCCGTCTCGTAGACGTACTCGGTGTCTGCGCAGCAGCTCGGCCAGTACATCAGCCGGTGCGCTTCAAAGGTCGTCGGGTCGCACATCTCGATCGCGATCATCTGCGCCAGCCTGCGCGCGATCGCCTCGTATTCGTCCGCAGTCACCGCCCTGTCCAGCGGAAGCAGGACCCGGAGCCGCGGCGCTATGGTCGTGTGTTTCCTCGTGCTGTAAACGCAGAAGCCGCAGCCGAGGTTCCTGATCTTCCGGAGGAGCTCCTCGGTTCCGTAGGCCGGGATCGTGTCCATGTCCAGCGTGATGATCTCTCTGGTCAGAACGGCGTCCTTCTTCCGGCGCCCTCCCCGCAGCTGCCCAGCTACGAATCCGCCGATGTCCTTTTTGTCGTCCTGCTGTCCCTTCGGCAGGCGGGTGTACTCCTCGAAGGTCTCCGCCCCGCGTATCGGCGTTTCCAGCCGTTTCCACAGCTCGCTGATCGTCATGGTGACCGGCTGCCAGCTGGTGTCCTTCCTGCTTCGGCCGGTGCTGATCGCGATCTGTCTGTCGTGCCGCATTAGTCGATGCCCCCTTTGTATTGCGTCTCCTCGAGGTCCACGCCGTACTCTTTGAGCCACGCGCGCAGGTCGAGGGGGTTGTATTCGCGTCCCATTGGTTTCTTGTGCATGAGGACGAATTCGTCCTCGATCTGGTTTTTCAGTCGGTTGAGGCGCTCCGGGCCCCAGCCGTTTTCTCTGTGCAGAATGCAGAACGTCACCGCGAGCACCTGCTGCATGATGCTGCTCTGCACCGCGTCAATGATCGCCGCCTCGCGCTCTTTCACGAGCCGCTCCGCGACCGCCTGCGTTTCCTTCCTCAGCCTTCCGAGGTTGACCGCTCCTGCGTAGTTTGCTTTCATCTTGTGCCCCCTGCTTTCCTGCCGTCAGTCCTTCTTGAAATATTGGCCGACCCAGCCGTCCGCTGCCAGTGGCAGCCCCGGCGCCCACGGTATCGGTGCGGCCATAAGTCCGACGACCTTCGCGAGCATTTCTTCGGGTGTGCCGAACGGGAGGGTCTCGATCACCACTTCGTCGTGGATGTGGAAGATGACCGGGAGCCCTGCTGCGGTGACGCGCTCAATCGCGACCGCGAGGCAGTCTCTTGCGGTGGCCTGCACGCAATTCTCGGTGATCTTGCCGCCGTAGGTCTCTATCCTGCACCATTGCTTGGTTGTCTGGTCTACCCCGAGGTAGCTGATGCTCGGGCCGCCCCACTTGTTTTCCGCGATCTGCGGTTCGAGGTAGAAAAGTTTTCGTCTGCTCGGCAGCGTGATCGTCAGGAAGCTCTGGCCCGTGCGGGCGTTGTACTCCCTTGCGAACAGCAGGCCGTGCGTGCTGCGCGGCGTCCCGTTGATTGCGCTGATCGCCGCCTCCTGCGTGTCGTACCAGAGCTGCTTGATCTTCGGGCTGGTCGCTCTCCACTTGTCCACGATGCTCTGCACTTCGTCGTCGCTCAAATCGTCCAAGTTGTGCCCCACGTCCATGCGCCGCATGGCTCCGACGCCGCCCTGAAAACCGAGGGCCAGCTCCGCGACCTTGCCACGCTGCCGCAGCGCGTACTCCGGGTTGCCCTTCTTGATGCGCTCGATCGGGACCTTGAACATCTGGCTCGCGCTGGCTTCGTAGATCTTTCCGTGGGTCCGGAAAACCTCGAGCCGCCATTCCTCTCCGGCGAGCCACGCGATCACGCGGGCCTCGATCGCTGAAAAATCGGCGTCTATCAGCACCCTGCCGGGCTCCGCGATGAACGCCGTTCTGATCAGCTGGCTCAGCGTATCCGGGATGCTGCCGAAGATGCACCGAAGCGCTGCAGCGTTGTGTGCCGTCACGCATTGCCGGGCGAGGTCGAGCTGCTTGATGTATGTCCGCGGCAGGTTCTGAACCTGCACGAGCCGTCCTGCCCAGCGCCCGGTCCGGTTCGCCCCGTAGAATTGCAGGAGCCCGCGGACCCTTCCGTCGTTGCATACGCAGGTCTCGATCGCGTCGTATTTCTTCGTGCTGGTCTTGCCGAGCTCCTGCCTGATCTCGAGCACCCGTTTGGCGCTGCTGTCCGCAATGCCGCCCGCGAGGGCATCCGCGACCGTTTCCTTCTGCAGGTTCGGGAGCGCTGCTCCGTGCTCCTGCAGCCACCCCAGCACCTGTACGGGGCTGTTCGGGTTCTCTAGGCCGGTGATACTGCGTGCCTCAGTCATCAGGGCTTCGGTGGTCTGCTGGCCGATCGCCAGCGCGCCCTCGACCATGTCCACGTCGATCTTGACGCCCATGCTGTTGATTCTGGTGTCGGTGATCCATTGCTGCTGGATGTCCTCCGGCAGCGGGAATGCCGCCAGCCTGCGCTCGATCTCTTTCTCGGTCTCGACGTCCTGCGCGTTGTATTCTTTGAAAAGCCGCCAGCGCTCCGGGTCGTGGTGCGGAAGATTCCGCGTCCGGCCGCCGTTGCTCTTGGTCGGCTTGCAGGGGTTGCAGAAGTATCGGATGAGCGCCTTGCCCGTTGCCAGCTTCTGCTTCTCCTCCGGAAGCCCCAGCGCCTTGCCTGCGGCCTCGAGGCTGCCGGGGTACCCGCAGTACATCGCGTGCACTTTGTCGCAGCGCCATTGCTCTGGCCGTATGCCGCCCACCGCCTTCTGCAGGCAAGTGATTTCAAAGACCGCGTTGAACGCGTGCTTCTCGTAGGCGTCGCTGCGCAGGGCCTCGACCACGGCCTCGGGGATCGTCTCCCCCGAGGCTAGGTCGATGACCGTCGTCGGTCCGTCGTTCGTGCTGTAGGCGAGCAGCAGGATTTCAAAATCCGGTGATTCCACGTAGCGTGCTACCCCGGCCGCTTGCAGGTCTACGCTGCTGAAGGTCTCGAGGTCCACGCTGAGGATGTGTG